TTAAAACAAAAAATTATTTATACCGTTTTGTATACCGTCACTGGAAATCAGTGCCCCATTTTTCAGTGAGTCGTATTGACGTTCGCAAACCCTTCCAGCTTCGGCAGCCCTATCAGCGTATTCTGCCAATTGTCGGTTTCGTTCGATAGATTTTTCGAGCACGTCGGCAAGCAAAACCCCGGTGTCTGCGGCTGACGACCCAGCGCCGATAGAGGAATTATACTGCCTGAGCTGCTTACGGATGGAATCGAGTTGCTGCTGCAACCTGCCAGCGCGAATGGCAGCATCAAGAGCATCATTGCGCGCTTGATCAATCCTCTGCTGAGCTTCACTTTCATTTATAGCCTTCTCCTTACCACGTTGCGATTTGGCATAATCATCAGCCTGTTTCTGATCTGCCTGTGCCTTTGCATACCCAGCATCATACTGGCTGCTACCGTGGACATTCCACGCAACCACGCCGCAGACAACCAGCGCAGCAAGCATCGCCACGATAAATAACTGTTTCCAGAACGCTTTGACTAATGCAATGATCATAAAAGCACCTTAATGGCTTCGGCATATCGCTCGCTACGGTCGTCGATGCCGTTCTGGCCACCATTGATAATCTGCGTAACGCGCACAAGATCTCCGGTGTATTTCATGCAGCCTTTTGTCGCAAAGAACCATGCTGCACTGCGGGCCGCATATAAATCCTGCGCCAACATCTCAGGCTGTGCCACCAGATCAACCTTCATACCATTTCCGCAATCACGATAGTTGTTAAGGCCTGTAATCTGGATAAGCCCACGCCCTCGGTAATTCCATCCATCGCTCGGACCGTTATTCCCCATCCGTTTGCTGTATACCAGATTGGCGATCGCACGCTGACGCTCTAAAGGCAATACTTTCTCATACGGCTTACGCCCAAGAGTTTTTGCCTGATCCTGAGTGATACGACCGGCGCGGACAAATCCAGACAGACCGCTAACACTATAGTTGAAGCTTTCCACTAATCTGGTGAATCCCGTACTTTCATGTCCGAGTTGGGCTATAAACATCGCCTGATCTTCAGACTTGATAATACCTAACTCATTCATAGCGGAAGTAATATGTGGGTACCAGCGAGTAGCTAGTTGTTCAGTAATACCGGCAGCACGCCGGAACTGGTTAATGTCCATGTTGAGACCTCGATATTTTGAATATCTGCACGACGTTACCACGCGTTTTTAGAACGGCGGCAAGCATGACAGCATTGATAATGACTTCTGATAGATCAGCGACCATTGGTGTGTGATACCAAATTGCATATGCAGCGCGAACGGGAATGCTGGCAGATGCCACGATCAGGAAGTACGCTATCCACGCCCCCCATCGTCTGTGTTGCGATCCGTTACGCTGAAATGTACCAACACGTATGGCTATTCCTGAGCAGATAACTGCATTGAAAATAAGTAAAAGGACATCATGAGTTGCCATCATCTTTCCCCCCAGAGATTAACTCACGTGGATTGTCAGAACGGTGATAGAGCCAAATGCCAATACGGACTGCAACAATTGACGATACGAACGCACCAGCTGAGAAGACGATCCCCTTCTCGAAAGAGTCCTGTGTAATGGTAGGAATTAGACTGGCTACTCCGATGAGGATTGACGCGGTTGGTTTATAGAAGAGAAGTCCACAGAGGAAACTGAGCATCGACAGTAAAACCCGCCGCCTAATAGGATACTCAACGGCTGAGGTAACAAATATTACCGCTCCAGCCAGCGCTCCTAACGCTACCTCTGGAGGGACACCAGCAATAACCGCTGCAAGAGAACCTATGCTAAGCCATTGATTTAGCGTTTCACTAGTTAGTTGCGCTGACATATCGACCACCGTTTTTGTGCATAAAGAGCCTCCTTAGTTAGTGGAGACATCATACACAATAAACCGTAAACGGATAAATTTACCTAATATTGCGCTTAACGAAATTACCTTAAGGGTGATAAACTTCACTCATAATTAACCTACTTGTTAATACAGATGCTTAAGCTCTTTTCCAGATATATATCTGTAGGTGTTGTGAACACAGCCATTCACTGGATTGTTTTTGCCATAATTTTCTACGGCGTTAAGTATGATCAATCCCTCAGCAACCTTGCTGCCTTCTGTGTTGCTGTCACCTTCTCTTTCTTTGCAAACGCCAGATTCACATTCAAGGCTCAAACTACGACCATGCGATATATGCTTTATATCGGGTTCATGGGAGCACTAAGCGTCGCTACAGGATTGGCATCTGAAGCATGTGGTTTGCCACCAATCTTCACGCTAATCGCCTTCTCTGCAATTAGTCTTGTATGCGGATTCTTCTATTCTAAGTTCATAGTTTTCCGGAGCGAAAAACAGTGAAAATTTCTTTGGTTGTTCCTGTCTTCAATGAAGAGGAAACGATACCTATTTTTTATAAAGCAGTTCGTGAATATGCCCCCCTAAAAGAATATGAAGTTGAGATTGTATTCATCAATGACGGCAGCAAAGACTCGACTGAAAATATTATTAATGCGCTAGCTATTTCCGATGAATTAGTTAAACCATTAAGCTTCACACGAAATTTCGGAAAAGAACCAGCATTATTTGCTGGGCTAGACCATGCATCTGGTGATGCAGTCATCCCAATTGATGTTGACCTACAAGACCCCATTGATGTCATACCTCAACTGATAGAAAAATGGAAAGCTGGTGCTGACACAGTACTGGCAAAACGCTCAGACCGGTCTACAGATGGACACTTAAAGCGCAAGTCCGCCGAAATGTTCTATAAGCTACACAACAAAATCAGCACACCAAAAATTGAAGAGAACGTAGGTGACTTCCGCTTGATGTCGCGTAAAACGGTTGAGAACATCAAACAACTTCCCGAACGCAACCTATTTATGAAAGGTGTTTTGTCATGGGTTGGTGGTAAAACTGAGGTTGTTGAATATTCTCGAGCAGAGCGCTGTGCTGGTGAATCTAAGTTCAACGGCTGGAAGCTTTGGAATCTGGCTCTTGAGGGTATTACCAGCTTCTCAACCTTTCCTCTTCGTATGTGGACATACATTGGACTTGGTGTTTCTGCCTTCGCATTCATCTATGCTGCGTGGATGATTTTTGACAAGCTCATCTGGGGAAATCCAGTTCCTGGATATCCGTCTTTAATGACTGCAATCTTATTCTTGGGTGGGGTGCAACTTATAGGTATTGGTGTGCTTGGAGAGTATATAGGAAGAATATATATTGAAACAAAAAACCGACCAAGATATTTATTGAAAGGTGATTATAATGAACACAAATAAATATAATCCATTTTATATCTTTTTGATTATTTGCACTATTTACGCAGTGCCATTTGCAATACATAACGTTCAATATAGAGATGATTTCGCTAGAACAGTAACAAACGATGATAATTGGGCTATACTAGGAAGGACTCTATCTGACTATGTTATGAATACTATATCATTGCGTTATTGTGGTGTTTTTGATGTGGCACCGCTTCCTATATTGCTATCCGTATTTATTGCTTCTTACGCATGTTTCTACGCTTGGCGAAAATCAAATTATGCTTCGTTTAAATACATATTTGCATTCGCTACTCTTTTTGTGTCTCCATTTTATATACAAAATATCGCATATAGGTATGACGTATTGCCAATGACCATTAGCATGTCATTGCCAATAATTGCAATTGTGATTGCATCAACTAATTCTTTAAAAAATTATATATATTCATCGCTAATGCTAGCTGCATCCCTATCGATGTACCAAGCAGGCTCTAACATATTCATTGCTTTGTGCGCTGCAAATATATTATTAAATGTGTGGAGTGATACAGATAAAAAAATGCTCTACGCATTAAGAATGTCATCAATATACGTGAGCGGATTCATTATATACTTCATATTTTCAAAGTTTATCTTTAGGGAGTCCACAGAAAGAACTGATATAGGAAATATAAACTCCTTCATGGATTCTTTTATTAATACTTATTACTATGCTGTAAAGTGGTTCATAATAGATGAGTTAAAACCAATTGCATTAATAATGATTCTATCATTTATATGTTTAACTATACATAAAGCATCAAAGCACGATAACAAAATCACATCGTTTGCTATCGCGACAATATCGTTCATTGTATTACTATTTTCCGCTCTTGGGCCAATCTCACTCCTAAAAGAAGGGTATACATCAATACGGATTCTAATTGGATTGAACGGGTTATATTTTTGTCTATCTCTTTCGACAATTTATTTGTTAAAATTCAGTAAAATGACTAAAATCATATCTTACGCCATCGTATTAATAGCGCCAATTGTTTACTCATATGCTTTTTCGTCAGCTATATATGCCCAAAGGGAATATGAGAAATCCATAATATTTTCGTTGTATTCTTCAATGGATTCCTCAGGTCTAAATGGAAAGTATAAAAAGATATATGTTGGTGGAACAGTGCCTATGTCTCCTGTGTCTAGTGAGTTCGCAAAACACTTTTATGCCATTCATCAATTTATATCACCCATGGCACCATGGATCAGCAGAAGAATGATGCATTATTATGGGATAGAAAATGTTTATCAGACTTGGGCTATGGACCCAACTTGGCTAGTTGAAAAAGTAAAAAATGGCAATATCCAACCAGTTTCCAGTGGTCGGCATTTCAAAATATATGAAATAGACCATGATGCACTAGTTATGTTTAATTAATTTAATGGGGTGTAAAAACACCCCGTATTATTAGCATTTAGTTCGATAGCATACCAAAAACAACAACTTCAAGCGATCCTGATTTTAGTGAGGATGCTGTTGCTTTTGTTCTGGCACCACTATTATTCACGAAATAAAATTCAACATTACTTCCATTTGAAATGGCAAGCACATCAACAACATCACTTGACATAGTAAAACATGTTCTTACTGATGCTGAGTTATTTCCGCCATAATATAACGTCAATCCGCGAGGCAGCGGCAATGTTAAAGCGCCAGATGGAGATGACACCGCAGATACGGATATAATAAAACTAATACTTATCATTCCATTACTTCTAAGTAATCGATAAGTTCCAGATGAAGTTACCCCACTAGCAACCAAGCTTGAAGAGCCGCTCATATCATTAGCCCCTGCCCAAAAATTACCAGTAAACTTGTTTGTGAATAATGTCTCTGGACTTAAGTACATAACCTTTTCTGCAATAAACTTTCCAGTGTTTACAACTGTTGACAGTTCGAAGCTATTAAGTTGAGCGTCTGACATGTAACATATAGCCATCCCTGTAGATGTATCTTCAGAGTGGGCCATTACTGCAGCAGCAGTAATAACATTACGCCAGTTTTCAATATAAAATGCTATACCGCCATTTGTTAAATCGTTTGTACCAGAAGTTGTCACCCTGCTAATTGTATCTGCATACGGTCTGACCAGTGTATTTCCGCCAGACCTAATTCTGAAACCTATTTTCATTTGTCTATTCGGATAAAGATTATCAGCTGTTAACGGGTATCCCCATGGGTGAGGATTTACGTAAACATTCATACCCTGCTTCATGTCTATTCCGACGCCGTACCCCGTCGGGGCTATATCGTTAAATGAGCTGTCTTGTACGTTAGCAACGAATCCAGCAATATTTGAGTCCGTCCATTGATATATCCAGCTTGTTGCATCAAGTATTCTTATCTCATACCCCTTGCCAGCTGGCCCACCTACATCAACACCTCCAAGCAAAAACCCAAATGTTTTAATCGATCCTATCGTGATACTTGCAATATCAGAAATAACAACTCCCTTGGCGTTAATGGCTGGCGCAGTATATCCAGTGGTTTCCACATCTTCAGTATGAGCAATATATAAACTATTTAGGTACATCCCTTTTATCTGGTTGTACATGCCATTTTTTGTAGTAATTAAATACGCGGCGTTTTCGGGGCCGGATGGGGTATTAACTGAATAATCCCCAGCAGGGTCGCAAATAATTTTACCTGAGTTTATAACCCTCACTCCATCGTAATGGATGATAGATGTTCTGATATGGTATACGTTAGCGAGAAGTACTGTCTTCCCATTCTCTCTTGCGTATTCGTAGGCCTTATTAATCATCACAGCCCAGTTGGTTTCTCCCGGATATTGCTCAGCGAACTGCTCTGGTGTGATGTAAGTCAGGAGCTGAGAAATATTACCCTGTGGTTGTACTCCTATATGCTCATAACCAGTGGGCTTTGCCAGCTCAATCATTACATCAGATGCAGATCCAGATGGAGGAACTACGACAATAGCATCACCTTGATGGTTAAAAGCTGGCATTTTATTAGCTCGATTTACAGCATCAGGCAGTGAGCTAATTACCTCTGGTGTGCGCAATGTCTTGCTTAGGTTGGTATTAGTCAAACTATCCACATAGTTCTTAGTCGCGGCATCCTGTGATTGTGATGGATCACGTAGGTTTCTGATTCTGTTATTGAGTGCATCGTAATAATTGGCGATAAATGACGGCTTACGTAGCGCCAAACTGAACCGACTGAACGTCTGCTGAATAAGCATTGTCAGCTTATCAAATGCGTTCTCATGCACTTCAGCGAAAAATTTACCCTGATTACGTAAATCAGTTTCTTGCGTTACGGGCAACTCGCGAGCAATAGATATTTTCCATCCATTCGCAAGCGCACTAACAAGAATGACATTGCCACCCTGATAAGACCCAGCCCCCGTTACCGTATAGTCTGTACCTAGGATCAGTTCTCGCTGGTTTTCGTTCAGATCAACAGTGACAACTGTCAAATCTGCTGCTTTAAAGATACGAAACTGATAAGGAAAAACAGTGGTAACACCGTTCCCTATGTAATCATTGTGGTCAACTTCTGTTGAGACTGTCATTAGGCTGTTCTCTCCCAGTATCCGGCGCTCCAGTCGCGCCCGTCTACCAGACATTCTATAGCTCAACAACACCTTTATGAATTATAGTTACCACTAAGTAACAATAATATTACCCATTAGGTATATTAAAAGCACTGGAAGTTTCTTTTCATCTTTGTTATATGTATATCCATACAGTACAACATAAATGGAGCGCGAGGTATGACGTGCGATTATCATTACCCTATTAAAGCTGACTTGAACAGAGTCCACTCACCAGCAGGCGTAAGGGCTTTAATTAATGACTCAGACCTGATGCGACTACTCAGAGATCTGGAGCATGATGGGTATGATGTTAGTGGAGCAGCCGCCGAACTGACTGCATTGATTAACTATGTGGCTAGCGTGAATGTCTCTACCAGCGATGTGCTGTCGCACTTAGAATACTGCGCGAAATTAATTTCAGAGAACCTGCCACCTAAAACTTAAAAGACTAATTATTATCAATAATTAAAATAACAAGCCCACTGCTAGCGGGCTTGTTATTTCATAAGTTATTTCTCACGTGATATGTCACAGTAACGGAAGTTTAAAAACTATCGCAGCTAATAAAACAAATGTGAGGAAGTAGACGAATTTTGACGATTTTTCTCCCAGCCATCCCTTTGCAATGGCAAAGATTATCGCCCATAAATATGCAGATCCGCAGGCAACAACCACAGTAAACCAGAAAATAATCAGTCCTAATTTCAGTAAAATATCCGTCATTGTCCTATCGCCTTGCCAAAATCAGGCGCACGCCTCGGAGTTGCATCACCAGGTTCCCACCAGCTAGTTGTATCAAACTGACGTTGAGCCCGATCCCTTATCCTATCGTTGTACCCAGGGTTTGCCATCTCCTGAAGCTGCTGTAATATCAGGTGATTGGTAATTGCCTTTGTATACCATAGGTTAGCGAACGGCGTAATCATCCTTGCTGTTTTAAGTGCATCAGCACCAAAGCTCGTTTCTTCTCCCTGCAGCGCTTTTTGCGGGTTGGTAATAACCAACTTCATTAACTGTTCAGCAAAACTGAGCACTGGCCCTCCCAGCGTAGCACCGATACTGGAACCATATTGCGTATGGTCTTGGAAAAGAAAGTCACCATATATGCCAAACGATCCACCTTTTAGAAGAGCTTGAATCCAAGTTGTTGGCTTAGACATATCCAGTGGGTCATTCCCTGTAAACAGCGCATTCATCTGATTAGCGAACATCCCTGCCAGCGTCGTTCCGGCAATATACGATGCAAGAAACTTAACTGCGGGTACACCATCTAAATCCTGAGCTCGATTCACAAGCTGCCGGAAACCTGCAAATGGAGTTGTTTTAAATAGCATAAAGCTTTTTACGAGCTGACCAGCCTCATCACGTGAGTAGGTATCAATTCCTGTTGCCGTAGTAATCGCACTGGTCATCTCACCGTGAGTAATTCCTAGCAACTTTTGTGCAGCCTCTGCACGGGCATTACGAACCATACGAGTTATTGTCTGTTCAGCCTCTGCATCGAATGCCTCTTTCAACTTGGCGCGGCGTGTATCTGGCATATCGCCAAGCGCAGCCAGAGCAGTTTCACTACCTGAACGAACCTGTGCTATGCGGTCTGCCATAATGCTGTGGATAGTCTCATCGGGAACAGCGTATATCGCATCTGGTGTCATCCCCATATGGCCAGCAGTAGTCATTGGTCGCAACTCTGCGGCTGACATGATGGCCCAGTCTTCGTTACTCCACCCCTTGTTTGCGAGAATAGTCTTATCAGATCCCTTTACATCATCGAGCGTCTTAAACTGACGAGTTAGTTCCCCGATATTTTTATACATCAGCAATCCAAATGAAGCTTTGTTAGCGCGATCCATAGCAATAAGACCGGACCATTTAAGGGTTTTTTCTGCAAACCAACCGGTAATCCCTTGAGATAGATCGAACCCTCCCATCTTGGAAACTACAGCGGCATGCGAGTCAACCAGCAGACCAAGTTCGGCATTCGCCCGCTTAGCATCTCCACTAAACAAGTTTCGGATGGTATTAGCTGATAAACGCATTCCGTTACGTGTAAACCCAAGAGCTTGAGCATTAGCGCGCATAATGGCTTGGTCTGAGGTAGCCGTGAAAACACTGGTTCCCAACATTGCGCTAGTCATCAAGTTACGTAGACCACCGACTGCAGATGTAAAGACGCTTGATGACTGAGCACCGTTTAGCCCTGCCATTGAATTGAACATACGTTCAACCATTTGGCGCTCACTATTCATCTTTCCAATATCTCGGCCACCGCCATCAACGGCTACAGACTTCTGGTAAACGCGATCTAGAACTAGGTTGAAGTTAGCTGCGGCATCCGGACCGAATGCCTTCACTACACCAAGATCACGGGATGATGATTGCAGGTGCGACATCATGACTCCAGCCACCGGCTGTTCCGTATAACGCTCCATGTAAGAAAAGTGAGAGGTAGCATCTTTGAAAGCCATTACCCTGCTTTGAGAACCACGGTTTTTGATACCACCAGTGCCCATGAACGCGCCTGGTTCAATCTTGTTCGCGCCATCTGTAGCCTTCGTTTCGTAGATTGCCTCCAGCGCTTGGCGATATTCGATATCATTCATCAGGGAGCCATCGGGATTAACAAACTGTGTGCGATCCTGTGTATTGAATACGTCATCCACCCAAGCTTGCCTAGCGAACTCAATCGGCGGTTGCCTGCCGGAAACTATCGCTTTTGCCCGCTCTGCCGCCTGGAGCGAGGAAAGCCATTCTTCGCGGCCAGCGTTGCGGATAAGATCTGCATCGTCAGCATATGGCAGATGCCAATCATCACGAAAACCAATATCAAATCCGTTGTCGTTCATCTCTTGGCGAGCACGAGAGGTAACATCCCCCCATACCTTAGCTATTTTCTTTGCAGCAACGTTGCCAGTGTCTTCACCGTACAACTCTTTTAAGATCTGTAACTGACCGGATTTAGCCGCTTGCTGATCAAACACGCTTCTGAATCGTTGCTCACCGAGCGCTTTTGTCTGGTCAAAAAATTTCTGCACATCCTCACCAGCATTAAGAAGTTCAGCGCTAAGTTGTCGTGACCAATCTTGATATGCACCAGTAGCCAACTCTTCAGCCGATGTTACATCGATCTCTTTACCGTCCATTGTTTTACGTCCAGCAAAAATAAATTGCTGAAGATTCGCTGGTGTCTGTTCTTTAGATGCAAAATTTCGATCAAGGTCAGTGGTAACTTTACTGATAGCAATCGCATTCTGTGCAAGTCGCTGGCGCTTCTTATAAACATCGTGCACAGCGCGCTGCGCAACCAAGTCCGCTGCTTGTTTGTAAGTCTCAGCATCTGGAATACCAGTTTTTCCTTGCCTTGCATTCTGGCGATGCACCTGCCGCACTGCCTCTTTGATGCGATCCTCAATATTTTTCAGCTCATCAGCTTTTGGCTGACGTCCTAATGTTTGTGCTATAGCTTCAACACACTGCTGTTTCATTATGAGTTCCTCAGGAAACACGCCGCCGCAACGGAGTAAACTTTTGATTCTTTTTGTACCGTGGCTATCTGCTCATCAAACTGCGCCAGAGCTTCGGATAACTTCATTGGCTGCCCAGTATCAGGATGAGTTATCGTCATCTCAGCATTAGCTGATGCCATATCACGAGCTGCGAGTAGATCAAAGTTATTGGATGAGATAGTCGCCCCAGTGTCAGGGTCAACGCTAACCGGCCCAGCATCATCAATATTTGCGAATGCACTATCATTTCGCACTGCCTGCGGATCACTAATAATTTCTTTTGGTGTGCTATAACTGATTCCATTTTCTTTAAAAACAGACTCCATTGCGTTGTATTGCTCAGTCGTAGCATCTAGCGCGCCAGGTCTAACTGGCCCATCAAGACCACTTGCTTGCATTGTTATGTTCACTGGCTGACCGTTCATTATCTGCCGTGCGGCTTCGTCCATTGCAGCTACGTGACTGTTAATACTTTCATTGGTTCCGTGCAGCACCGGTGCAGACTCGATGTCGTAATACAGACCTTCATTCAGTGTGTGAGCCGCATCGATGTCACTTGGCTTAACCGGAGTTTCAGGAATCAAACCAGCCATGCTTTCCGGGATAATTCCCTGCTCAAGTCTGGAAAGATCTGCCTTAGCCTCGAAGTATTTACCGCCTCTACTGTGGTCAGCTAACTGTTGTCGTTTCTGTTCAAGACTGGTACGAGCTGGTTCTATCTGCGCATCCAACGCAGCAATATCACGATTTCGAATGCGACGTGCACTACTTGTTGTAGCCTTGCTATCCTTCAGAGCCTGACGCTGCTGTTCAAGGATATCCAGTGATCGCTGCGCAGAATAAATATCTGAAGCTAAAGATTTACGATCGCCAACAGGCATGAGTTGTTCTGCCATGCTCTGCAGTTCAGAGACTCGCGAATCATACGTTGCTGGTGGCTGTGCATCAGAACTGGCATACAACGTTTTATCAACTGGTGTCGATGATGGTTCAACTGGCTGTATTCCCTGCTCAGCACTTCCAACCTCTGCTGCAGGGATTGGTGATTCAGGTTCTGCATTATTCACTACAGGAGCATCTCTACCACGCGCAGAAAGATGGTGAGCACCACCAAATGCCCCGCCAAGGACCGAATCTATAAGAATGGCCTGTCCATCCCATACGCGGTATTGCTTCGCCAGATCTACATAACCTTTCTCTTCCAGCGTTTCTCCGACAGCAAACCGATTAATTCCACCAAACGCGGTATTTATTAGCACACCGGAAGCAACGCGAGTTGCTAGCTGCTTGCCGATGGCTGCAGGCAACCCCATACCGACTGCGTTAAACGCACTCTGCCCCGCGGACACCTCTCTTGCAGTATTCAGGTCAACACCTTTACTAACAAAGTCCTGAACTCCCTGCTCATAAGAGGTGCCAAATGCAACGGAACTACCTACGGAAGGTCCACCGACAGCAGTTGCTGCTATTGCTGGGATGAACTGACCTAGCCCATGCAACACACTCGCTGCTGTTCCCTGACTACCCGCATCAGGTTTGACATATTCACGCGCATCCTTCAGTTGCTTTCCGACTGTGTCATATGTTTCATTCAGCGATTTATCAGCATCAGGAAACATCACTCGGAACATATTAACGGTTGGTGCCAGCTCATTAGCGAACGCCGGATCGCTAATCAGTCGCTTACTGAATCCAACCGCTGACTGACCCAACCCAATTGTGCCTTCAGCAATGCCGCGAGGTATTGCTGAAGCTGAACCTTGATACCATGAAGGCTCGTAGTCTTCTGGGCGCGCAGGGTTTTCTGTCGCCCTGTCATCTGTCCAAGCCTTTCCCTCAGGAGCTAATGAAAATACATCACTCATTGCGCGACCCTCACAACAATAGGCTGACCAGTCTTAGGATCTGTTGCCCAACGCCCGCTACCACTAACCATGCGGTATTGGTTATTCCCGATATTAACCGGAGTAAAATTAGACTGTGCGTTAGGGTTTAGTCCTGCCTCTTTCAAAGCCGACTGTGCTGATTCAGTGTAACGGTCTTTAAATGTACTTTTGTCCATGCCAAATGGCATCACGACATCACCGCCATTGAATCCTTTGTATACTCCGCCCGTTGCCATTTGCGCAGCCTTCTCTACAACATCCGAGTTGGCGGCATCAGTGCGCGTCATAGCTGCATCACCAGACTGATATGCAATTCCAGCATAGGCAGCCTTAAACAAGCTGTATGACATCTGCCCAGCCTGAGGATTATTAGAAAACGCATTACCAACCTGATCTGTGAATGCACGTTTAAGCTTATCCTCACTGGGAAGCGCAACGGGCTGAATTCCAGAATCCTTCATCTGTTTTGTTGGATTTAATAGTTGATCACCAGCAAGAATGGTTTTCGATACATCGTATTTGTTCATTGTCGGTTTATATCCAATGAACTGATCGTATGAAATTGTCGGGCTACGGTTGTCATATTGGTTATCTGGAGTACCAAGCAGCAACGCAGAATAAGCAGTAGCAGCGCTATTCGGAGCGATTGAGGATGCAACCATTCTCATGGCCTGAGGTGGTAATACTTTCCCCATGCTTTGCAATAGGCCAATCGTCTGATCGACGCTAGTCGTGCCTCGTACCTGTTGAGTTAGTGCACTAGCCTCTTCGCTGGATAGAATTGGAGCATTAATCCCCAAAGTTCTCAGGTTCTCCTGAGAAGAGTAACGGTTAACAACTTCTGCGCTGATAGCCTGAGGGTTATTGCTAGCAATTGGTTTATAGGCGCCAATATCAACAGCTGCATTAAACGGATTGTTCTTACGATCGGTAATAACCTTTGTAGCTGCTGCAACGACATGATCATACATCTGCGCTCGTTCTGCGTAACCTTCGCCAGTCTCTCCTGTATCTGGTTTCAATTGCTGAACATAAGTTTCAATGCTACTCGTCGGCATAGTGCGGAATGATCCAATATACTGCCCAGCGATTTGCGCATTCTTCAGTTCGGTAAATCGGTTATTGCCTTCACGGAATCCATAAGCTGCAATGAAATTCTCCTGCGTTGGTGCATCAGGAAATTCAACGCCGCGCATATATGCAGCAGTCGCATCACGTACCTTGCCGTCGATATTGGTGCGGTACTCAGCCTGCTGTTGCTTACGGATTTGATCAGCTTGACGCAAGAAAGATGCTTGAGCCTGCGGTGATGCAGCATCAAATGCAGCGTTCCCAGTGTAACGCTTCTGGCTTGTTGGCAGAGACATCAGGCCAAGTGCTGCACTAGCACCGGTATTTAATTGCTGGTCACTAAATGGTTGATTGCCGTTTTCATGATTGATAATTGCAGCACTCAATTTTTTCAGTGTATCAGGATTGCTGACATCTAATTTCTGGTCAGCAGTTACCCCAACTTGAGCACACACCGCTTTAATATAAGCTGCCGTGTCATTGTTGTCTTCTGGTGGCGCCCAGCGTGTAATGATATCACTCACAGTGTCGTAGCCCTGACGCTGATAAGAAATCAGGTTTCGACCCAACGCTCGGATCCCATGTTCCGGTGTTTCGAATTTCGCGAAGCGTCCATCGCTACCTGTCTGGCCTTCCCATGGGTTTGATTTACTGAACTCCAGATTGCCAGGATTATTGTTGTCGATACCTCTTGCTCCACCTGATGCACCATCAGCTGAAGCGCGACGAGAACCGGTAACAGTATCACTCAACTCGCCATTGCTCTGAATAAATTCTATGCTGTTCTGATTTGACCAATTAGAAAGCGCGTTATCTGCAACCTTCTCTTTAAACTCTACCTTCTTGGCTTGGATCTGTTCATCACTCCATCCATGGGCAATGCCGTACTGATCAATTTGCTCAAAGGTCTGTTTGTTAGCTGAAAGATATGCAGCATTATCGGCATACATATTTGCAGCGGTCTGTGCAGAATTTGTTAGCGTCGCCTGAAACTGTCCTTCTTCATAGGCATTCACCTGCCCAATCTCATGGCGCCCAGCTTGAGTAGTAAACTGAATACGCTGCTGCTGTGCTTGCTGCATAAATGATTGGCGTGCAGCATCATCAGGTAGTGTTGCGCTAATCTCTTCCGCCGCTTGGTCAAAAGCTGTCGTGTACTCCACGCCCTTGCCTATGGCATTTTTCCCCTGAAGGTTAAGTAGTCCCTTCTGTGGGTCATTCATCAACACGCTGGCACGCTGGCTTAACTGCAGAGAGGCATCTTGGGCCATTGCCACGTTAGCCCGCTGCTTTGCTTCACCGAATGCGCCAATATATTGCTCACCAACTTTAGCCATTCCATCCATTAGATCGGATTGAGGTTGGATATTGAAACCACCGGTAGAAACACCTTGGCTCTGAACCTGACGCCCCTGTACTGTTGGCACTACTGGCATAAATCCTCCTTATCTACCTGTCGGCGTACCAACAGCGGCAGTGATTGGTGCGGCTTGTGTCTGTGTAAACGGGCTCCAAGTACCACCAGCCATTTGATAAGCACCATAGGCTTTAAGTGGCGCAGTCAACAAAGTCATAGTTACAGCGTTTCGGCCTGCGGATTCTGCTGCATTAGCCTGTGCTCTTGTGTTCGTAGCTTGTACCTGATAACCGTAAGCTTCGCGTTGAGCATTGTTAACTGTGGTGAGGGCGTCTAGCTCACCGTACTGTGCCGTATCACCGAATATGTCCAGCGCATTACCGGTACTCATATCAGCACCAGTAGCACCCATTGTTGCCGCCTGCGTACCAGCAGCCTGCCTATTTCTGTTTCGAACTTGAGCCGCTTGAGCATTACCACGGTTGATGGAATCGTCGGCCTGTGCTTCAGCTAAATCCGCATTCTGGTTAGCAACCGCAGATTGGTATTTGGCTTGTTTGTTCTGGCTATAAGCCTGCATAGCCGACATTGCTACCATAGCAGCGCCGACTGCAACTGGTCCGCACATTAGCTTTTCTCCATATGAAAACGGTGGAATGGATATCCCAACACGCCGTAAGGGGCTGGTTCCTCAAGTTTGAAACCTAGCCAATGTAGCCAAGACTTAGCTATGTGATTACGCTGGTCTACGTAGTTTTCAAGGCTAGGATAAAGGTCGAGCATGTCTGCCAGAACAATGCGCGATCCTTTTAGGAAGACGCGCTTATGCTGATCTATATGTGTTGAACCAACCATCCATGGGATACCCTTTCCACCTAGAAGCGAAGCTGGAGCAACACCGAAGATATTTATGACATGACCGTCAGCTATACCGGCCCATGCTCGGGTAGATACTCGTAGTGCCTGATCCAGCACCTGATCCGGTGACTGACCTGACGCTGCGATAAATTCATCAATATCAGCTTGGCGAACATTTGGCAGAATAGCCTGAATGTGTTCCACGCTTGCGGGTTCGATGTAAGGTTTCACCATCAGAATCCCCCTACCGTAAAACGAGGGAGGACAGCTAAAACAGATAGTGGAAGTGGATCGGTCTGGCGGATGTATACGCGGCCGTTTTTACTCCAGTCAGTATCTAGCTTAATTTCAACTACGCCGGTCGCGTCCTCTACTGGATCATCATAGAACTCAAATTCTCGCTGCGGATATTCATATAGCCTGTCTTTTTCTGTACCTGCGAATATGCCGCGACTGGCGTTAACAATCAGGCTCACCGTTGGCATCAGCTTCTTCTTATCCAGTAGTGTTTCCTGACCGTTTATATTGATATCCAGCGTTTCAAACTCTGCAATAATCGGCAGACCGATATGCACGACGGCACCAGGTGATTCAAGTGTTACAGAACCAGAAGTAACTATTTTTTGTGGTTCAACACTACCATCTGACAGAACGTTTACCGTCTGTCCTTCTAGGTGTCCAAGGCCGCTAAACGTCAGGCGAGCTATACGCCATTTTGTTGTGGCCACAACCTGCAACTGTTCTGGGATATTACGATTGGCCTGAATGGTTACCGTGTTTCCATCGATGAAATCAATGATGTCGCAGCGCAACTGCTTATTGACTAACGCCCCACCCTCATCAGTTTCGGAGTAAGGAAGCTGTATTTGTGCGCCAATATCACCACTGGTGAAATACGTTGAACCTGAGATAGTCAGCGTATAGTTATTGCGGTAATCCCAATCACCTGATCCGCCAGTAATTGCCATAGTTCGGGTGGTGGTGTTACGCCCGTCATAGCTCAGCCCGCAATCCACAAAGAAAGCATCTTCATCACTGGTGAATTGTCGAGTTTGAAGGCGCTCTACGTAACGCTTTGTCTGACCGTTTACTGTGCGGTTAACAACGAAGTACACAGCATCCTCGCCTCCCTCGCTGATACAGCATGTTGATTCGTATTTACCTGCTGATGGCTGCGGCGCCCATGCAAAAACCTGTTGTTCTCGGAGGTAGGTCAGTGCCAGCAGCGCGCCGTCGTCACGTATAGCCCACGCGATAGAATACGGAACTATGGAGAATGACCAGTCAACAAGGCTATGCTTAGTAAATAGGTGATTAGCTAGGATGGTCAGATCGTTGCCTTGGTATCCATCAACATCAAACGAGTATGCAAGATCGCGAACTGCACTACCCTTTTCCTGAACGAATAGGGCAATATTTGCCACCGCGATAGGTGGGATATTGCTGGAGCCATTAGAACCCTGAGAGCTAAGAGAGAATGCGCTCGGGGTAAGCACCTTATTCTGATCACCAGTAATGACATATTCACCACCGGAAGTAAGCGCAACAAGCGAGCCAACATCAATCAGGTGGCGGATCTCGTTAACTTGTCGCCCCGCATACGTATAGATAATCCGATCGTCATCCTGAATCGGATTGTTTTTCCCAAAGTCTTTATAGTCACCGGTACGACTTGCCCAGATAGTTTGAGGGAATGCAGAGGATGCAGCAAAGTAAAGGCGTTGCTGGTAGTAAACGACTGTCCCCGGATAGCCACCAACAGAATTCCAAGCGTATCTTGCCCACTTATAGCTAGCATGAGAAGAACCAACAACCTGCGAAGGGATATAAGAAATCACTGTTGCCGTTGCAGTTTTACCATCACCGCCAACAGCGGTTATTTTGGCAATACCAAACCCTGAATGTAGGTATTCCCACTGAACACCAGAGTCACCACTCCAGCCGTCCCATGACATACCTTCAGTATGGGATGGTCGCAATGTACCGGTTTTCCCAGCGGTGTTTGCGCGGTAGTAATTACTGTCAGCTCGGCGGACATCATCAACTACAGTGGTCTTGCTTGTTTCCCAGACCGGAACGGAGTCAACCGCTGGCTGCTCGAGGTAGAATAGTTTTCCCACCTGCTCAGCGCCGAATATAGCTGAGCTCGCGGTAAGTGTTACGGTGCCGGTACTGCCGCTTGAGTAGACTGTAATCGTTTCATCAACATTGATATCCTCAAACGGCCCGTTCTTCGTTTCAACAGCTACCAACTCCCAATTATCATGCGCGTATCGGCGTAGCTCCATAGGCGGATATGACGGATGAACGATAGTGAGAACATCTGCAGACTGCGTGTATTTGAGACGAAATAGATCTGCTTCAGCGTATGGCGTAGCTAGTTCGTAAATATTAGAGGTATTTGTCACAAGTACCTGCCCGCCATCCTTATAGACGCGCATATACTTATCGCCGAACTCCAGCGCATAAGTCTGAACCGTAGAGAACTGGAACGGGATCAGACGGCACTTCTTATCGGAGATTTTCGTAGCTGCGATAAATTTGGTACCAGGGCGATTCTCTACCCCACCATATTGGCGAACCAAAAAATTACGACACTTACGCAGAGCAACGGAGTACTTAGCCATGTCGATTCGCCCATACAGTGAGGGGCCAATCTCTCCACCAGCAAATGATGGTTGGATCCAACTCATAGCCATATCAGCCTAACCTCGCCATGGTAAATTCACTTTCTGGTTGCTGTGGTTCCTGAGACTCATCCATGCTTCTAGATCCGGCGCTGAGGATAACGCTCATGTACATCTGTCGGCACATATTCCCCATGTCGCCGTTACCCGTCAGTTGCATAGCGATCTCGCCACCAAGACGCCATGCCAGCGCATCGCGGAAAATATCATCAAACATATTCACATCGGTGATGAGCGACACGTACTTAAGCCAAGCATCAGGTTGATCGGTATAAATCAACTTTCCGGTACCGTTGGCATCCGAACCAGTAAAATACTGGATGCGCATTGCTGAAGTTGGATTACGTATGCCCGGAACCATAATTTCGATGATGCGTTTGCAATCTGTCGGGTAGCTGTAGGCATACTGCCAGTCAGGAGGCGGAGTGCCGGTGTCAGCAAGTGCAATGCGTTTAGTGGCAAAGTTCCATGGGAAATCGCTCAAAGTTGCATCACGGCATGCTTCATAATGCAGACTGCACGCGCTGGCCTCTTTGCTTTGCTCTTCAAGGCTATTAATGGATCGGCTGTTACCGATTCGGCTTAATGCTATGTTGCAGATCTCGATAACAGACGCCATTACTCGGCACTCCCATACAGTGTATCTGCTGCGCTTTTCTGCTGAGTTGCATCCACTGGAGCAATAAGCATGTCGGTGATCTGCAGGTCAGCGCTGCGATTGGTGCCTTCATCAGTCTCCCGAGCTGACAAGCCTTTGATAATTGCTTTTGCCGTTATCATCACTTCAGTGCCAACAGCCTGCGGTTGTGCTTTCAGCTTGTTCAACGTTTCATTGTTGAGAGTGATGCAAAGCCCCCATGGATAATCATCGCGAGTCTGGGTCTTTCCACTTTCATCCTGATAGCTGTCGGTGCCGGTCTTTAAATTAATAAGTTCCATATGCAGCTCCTACGAGAAAGGGGCCGAAGCCCCTGTTTATTAGTGAGGCTTACACGCCCAGATCTTTACGTTTCTGCGCGATTTTCTCGCGGAGCGTTTCTGCTTTGACTTTGTGATGTGGCTTTTCATTAAACAGCGCTTCGTAATCTTCACGTAGCTTGTCCATATCGTCATCATCACTTAACGCACCTTCGTTAACATTGACACCTTCAGGAATTGGAACTTCAACAGATAGAACTTTCTCGCCAGTAGCTTTTGCCTTCGCATTTTTAGCCGCATCATTTAGCGGCTTAAGAGCACTACCGGGCACGCCTTCGTACTCAACTTCAGATCCCTCTTCCCATAACTGGTTATGGATATGAGAGAGGCGTAGCACGCGGTACTTTGCTTTTTCCCCTGACATTTAATTCTCCCTAACCAGTAATTTTTGAGCGAGTTGGATATGGAGTATTGTTGTCTACATCCAAGTTGATACCGGAAGTAAACGCACCAGCAGTAAGCGGTCCATTGCCAACGGTATAGTTAACGCGTAGATATTTCTGAACGCCGGATGGGACCTTCTGTGAAACGATGCGCTTACCGGCCACCAGTGCAGATAGTGCTAAATCTCCACTGCTGGCGATGGTAGTCCACGTGGAATTATCAGGACTGGTCTGCAACTGAACGTTAACAGTAGCGGCACCTGAGGCGGTGGCCGTAGTGTTGACGGTAGTCCAGAACTCCAGAGGATAACCCACGCCAATATCGCGGCGAGTACCATCAATTGGCCCCAGATCAATTACATCAGTCGAAGCAGCAGTAGCCGTAACCGCCTGTGCTTCGGAGAACATCAACAGTTTGTCGAGGATCATATTTGTCTCTCCATTTGTCGGCCACGTATGGGCCGACGAGTTAATGACAGGCGTTAAACAACACGTGCTTCTGTTTCGAGAAGTGCGTCAGTTTCACGGATAGGAACACCACGGAACGAAGTCCACCATTCGCCTTCGGTTTCTTTCACGCTGATCGCAAGAGAAGATTTTTCCAGCGATTGCAGATCAAGTGCTTGGGCAACAGTACGGTTCATATAGAAAACTGGACGCCCCATCCCACGGTTAGGAATACGATGGAGGGCTTTCACCATTAGCTTCGCAATATTTGCTGCAGCGGCTGGGTCTGAAAGATCGCTAACATCGATGTTTGCAATACGGACAACGTATCGCCAGTCACGCAGAACCAGACCGTTATCCCATTTATAATGGGTGCGATAACCTTCGTACTGACCGTTATTTGCATCTTTCAGGGTTTGCTGCCCTTTATCCTCCATCTGCAAGCCTGCTTGCTGGCCCTTAGGGAAGATGCCATGAACGGTGTTTTCACCCCATACAACCAACCAGATGGAGGTATTATCCGTACCAGCGCCACCAGCATCGATAATGTTCTGGGCGTTACCTGCTGATAAACTTGAATAGCGAGATGACAAGCCCATAAACTGCTGCGGGTTAACGCTAGAGTCACCATAGAAAACAGTCTGTGCCATTTGCTGATTCATCGCTTCGATAAATGCACGGTCTTCAGATAAGCGGAATTCAGCGGTATTACCGTTCAGATCAGCTAAAGATTTATCAATCTCAGCGTAGGTTTCCAGCATGCCAACACCATCAGTAACCTGAACAGTAGTTGATTTGCTAGGTTGAACCCCATAGTTGAGCAAACGCCAAGTTGCTGATGGCAATCCTGAACGAATGGTAGTTCGGTGACCTGTTGGAAGGTTACCTTCTACAATCATCATGTCCTGAAGGATCGGGTTAGTTTGACCGAGAAGCTCAATAATCTTATCAATCTTCCCGTTAGGGTCTACGCGCTTACCCCAATCAGCCAGCGTTAGCGCAACGGTGCCTTTAACAGCCATATTTCTGTCCTCTTATTTGCCGTACAAAACTTCGGCCGCACTACGCTGGCCTGTATTATTGGTCATTACCATGCTGTCTTCAGACATGGACTTGCCCACCTTCATGAATGCCCGAATGATTTCCGGATGGTTACCAAGGCCGGTTGTATTCAGGTACTCTTTAAGTTCTGGACTGCCGAACTGGTCGAATGCTTTCTGCGCCAGACCGATATTCGCCGTCATATTGTCGCCGCCAATCTCTTTATCAGCCTTGGCATCGACTGCCCACTGCTCAGTTTGCTTTGTCCACTGTTCGATCTGTTGCTGCTGTAACTGCGGCACGATCTTCGATGCGTAGAGGTCAACAAACTTTTGTGCCTGCTCCTGATTCAGGTTCAGTTCACGCGCAATAGGCTCAAATTCTTTCAGCGCTGTTTCGTCAAGCTGCTGACCTTCAGCAGCCTTAAACTCATATTTTTCCGGCGCACCTTCTGGCTCTTTGTTTTTGTCGTCACCTTCTTTAGGCTTTTCATCGACAGGTTTATCGCCTTCCTTATCCGGATCCTTCTCTGCGCCAGTTGGATTCTCGGCGCCTTCTACAGGCTTATCCTGCGTAGAAGGTTCAGCAGGTTGTGGTGCTGGTGGTGTGGATTGCGCTGGTTCGGATGCTGCCGGAGCTGCGCCGCCATCACTAGCTTGCTCATTGCACAATCGGCGGAACATGAGACGTTCAAACAAGTTCATTCGTTCTCTCCGTTAAACCGGAATGGTTTTTGCTTTTAACTGTGCAAGCACAGCAGATAGAGTGGTTCGCAAAGCAGCTGTATCAGACAGCAATGCGTTATATTTGGTGACTAGATCGTTATGGTCAGTTACCAGACCAGCAACATCAGTTGCAGATGATGCAGTATCTGCTGTTGCAGTAGCGGCGGACGGTGCAGCAATGGTTGCCCCAAGCTTTACGCCACCGTAATTTGTTGCAGTAGGAGCACCAATAACTGCTGGTGCAGGATCTGGTACCTCAACAATCTGGTTTTCACCATCCAGACGAACGACCCGTTGTTTCTGTGTTTGTGCCATTTAGTTATCCTTGCTGGCCTCATCAGCCATCGTTAAATACAGGTCAGGACAAACGGCCATAACCTTGCTAAACAGACTCAAAGCAAGATTGCGTTGCCCTTCGTTGAAAGCAGAAACCTGCGCATCGGCGGTGAACGTTGAAGCAAAAACCTTCCCGCTTACCAACAGATCCCATACGACACGGCGGCCATGTTCACTGGACATAACATGCTTGATATCATTGTCGTCGCGTTGCTTTCGCTCTTTGGCGACTGCCTCAATTAAGGCTCGCTGATCGTCTTCGTAATCGGTCACTGTGCGGTTCCTCCGGCCATAGCAGACAAGACACTTGGATCGGCGGTTTGAGCTTCGCTGAGCGTCTTAGCTCCCTGCGCTGCTGCCATTCCCATTTGCATTGCCTGCTGCTGCTGAATTTGTTGTTGGCGATCCTCGCGGATTTGCTGCACATCCTCTGCAGGGACAACAACCGTTGGTGATACTCCTGACATTTCCGCGTAGCTATCAATCGCCTGATCGACATTGATTTTGTCCAGCGCCTCTGGCTTGGCTTGTGCCAGTCCACCTACGAATCCAACAAAGCGCTCAAGGCTGCCAAGGCCAATAGATTTTTGTGCTTGTGCCATAACGGAGATGTATTCAATACGCAGCGGCATTCCCTGCATTACATCAGGCGGTTGCGGTAGAAGGTTTTTGCTAACCATGATGGAGAAAGCACGGTCGATAAGCGGATCAAGGAATTCGTCGTTCAGACGCTCAAGCACCGGCCCAAGCATCAGTAGTTTCTCTTCCTTCATCTCAATCACTGCTTCGACTGGCATTGAGCGGGTATTGACGTTCTGAAGCATCATGAACAAATCAACGAAATAGGAGCTATTGATAATGCTGCGGGTGTCCTGAATATCAGCCAGCAGATCGGCAGTATTCGGATTGACCAGATAAGCAGGCTTGAAGCCATCCTGTGAACCCATCTGATCGATATAAGTGATGTCACCAGGCAAAAGAGAAACGCGCTGGTTCTTCAGTGAAGATGGCCCAATCATTGGTGGGTTTGTTGCTTTGTCGATGAGCTGGCTTTTACGTCTCTGCTCAAGCTGCAACGCTTTAACTTGACCAAGTGCAAGCATGCCAGGGCATGAAGATCCGTAAACATCCTCGCCATTCACTTCCCAACGAGGTGCAAGGATAGGGAAATCATCAAAGCCTGATTCACGCAAAACCTTATCGCTGTCGCCACCTTCTTCGTAATAAACAGATTTAACTCGTTTGTTTTTGGCGTCGAGCTTGCCGGTATCACGGTCCATGTTCGGGTAAACAGCATGAACAACATCAATCCACTTTTCGTATGTTCCGCTTTCCCACATGCCTTTGACGCTACTGCTCACCTTATCAATGCCGAACTCCATAACCAGTTGACGAACTGTCATGGAGAATTTTCGATAAGCGGTATCAACACTTAGGCGCGGACTATTTGCGATGTAGAAGCTACCGAGAGGGAAAGGATAGGTACGGATAATGTCTTCGCTATCTTCGAGTACGGCCATCGCTGCGGTGCCGTATGTACCAAGGCTGCTATACATAATTGGCAGTGATTGATACAGGTTCGACTTGTTGAACATATCGTTCATGCGATTCTGCACAACTTCCAACCATTGCTTTACCGGCCCGTAATTCATCATTGCCGGATCCGGAGTGGCAAGGCGGAACCATGGACGCGCCGGACTTGTGATTCCCGACATCATGCCGCTGGATAGCGTGCGGTTCGCCATGCTGGCAGTCGGGTCAACAATCTTGGTATTGCGGCGGTCGCCACGGTTAACATCAGAAGTTAGGAAGCGGGAGCCGCGCGGATTGATAAAGTCGCTCAGATCGCGCCAGTGCGGTTCGAAAGAATTACGCTCTGTCTCAAGTTGACCGAGTTGCTTTGACAGCCTTTCCTTCAGAGTTTCCGCAGCCATTCAATATCCCTTACTGACCAAGCAGCGTTTTACCGCTGGTGGTTGCCGTTGAGGTATCACCCTGAGAACCAGTCAAGATTGTAGAGCTTCGCCCTGCGGCTGCACGGCGGCGGCGCTCTTCATCATCTCGAGCGGAGGTTACAGCTGCGTCCTGTTCTTGCGGCGCTGCCTGAATCTCTGGCGCTGCCGGTACTGAAGGAGTACTTCCCATGCACATATGCTCACCCATTGGTCAATCAATTTATTACCAATTTAACCACATAAGGATTATTTGGCGTAGTTTATTGACAGATAAATGATTAATTATTACCTTATAGGTAATAAACAATATGTGGCACGTGTTTATATAGAGATATTTTTTATTGGGTGAACAAGGGGTGTGAGATGGAAGAAGCATATGAAGAGTATTTCGAAAATCTTCCAGAAGGTTCAGAAGCGTTATCTTTTGCTGAATTTATAGACGCAATTTAATGACTGAGTAATTCAGGAGGATATATGGCTGGATTCACTAAAGGATTCATTCCTCGCCGGCTCTTTAAACATAACCCTGAAAGAATGAATGTTTTTTCAAGCGGCGGTGGAACTCAAAGTAATGCCATTATATGTCTAATTCACGCTGGGATAATTCCAAAGCCAGACATTATCGTTATGTCTGATACAGAACGCGAAGCTAGCAACGTTTTCGATTACCAGAGAAAGTATATAGCGCCATTATGCGAAGAGATTGGTGTTGAATACCACATCCAACCCAAAAGCAAATATTCAACTTACGATTTGGTTGGTTCAAATGAAGATGAGCCATTGCCAGGCTATTTCTCCACTAGAAATGGGCGAGACAAGAATGGTTTATGTCTAGGTAAAAAACCCGCGTTCTGTAGCGACAAGTGGAAGAGAGAAGTTATACAACGTTTTCTTAATGATAGGTGCGGAGAGAAAAATCTAACCAAGCGCGGTGTTGATATGTGGATGGGGATAAGCATCGAGGAAGCAGCTCGAAGAATGAAGATTACGGATGGCAAATGGCAGCGTAGATACCCGCTGATCGAAATGTTGATGACAAAACAAATGGCTATCCAGTGCGTTGAAGATTATGGCTTACCCACCCCTCCAGCATCGCTATGTTGGATGTGCCCCAACAGGGATGACGACCTGTGGTTATTTATGAAAGAACATGTACCTGCTGACTTTAGGAAAGCTTGTGAACATGAAAAAGAAATTCAAAAACTTTGGCCTCATCTTTGGCTTACAAAGTATGGAGTTCCATTAGACGAAGCGCCGCTTAGAAATAGCGGGGGAAAAAATACGCAGTTGGATCTAATACAGTTTTGCGACTCAGGAATGTGTTTCACATAATCCGCTACGGCGGTTTTTTTATACCCAGAATGGAGATAGATATGAAGCACACACTAAAAGTTTATAAAGATTCAAAAATATACCCTGATTACATGAAAGTCCGTTTTGATAAAACAAACACAGGTAAATCATTCCTGTTTAATGGTCACCGATGGGCGTATGAGCATAGTGCATTCGATGATTATGGAGATTACGACCTGCTTTATCGTTTCGACGATGAGCCATACCCAGAGGAAAAATCAAATTCTGTAGATGAATTAACTGCTCGCGATTACTTCGCATCGAAGGCGCTCGGCCTGTGTTATGCGGACTACCTTAACTACGCCGCTGAGAATGGTGTTCAAGAAGGCTGGAGAGATGGCGTAGCGAAGGATGCTTATCTAATGGCAGACGCAATGCTAAAAGCCCGTGGCGAGTAATGCACATCGCAGGTATTCACTGAGTATCTGCTGTGAGCAATCCCGCTTACTTATTTTTAAGGTGAGAATTATGAAAAAAGTCGATACCCATGCATGTACGACAAAAGAAATAGTCGCAGAAGAATATATCCGTGAAAATTGTTACAACATGAAGCTTAAGTGCCTACATGAGGCGCTTATTCAACAGGGTATATTGGATAAAAGTAACGCCGAATCTATCGCTGAAACTATCAACGCCGCTTTCGATAAAATTACTTTCTGAGGTAGACCATGAAAGAAAAAACCACCTCTGAACGCTATACTGCTGCCATCAATGCGGCAATGACAATAATTAGCATGCGTAAAGATATTGAATCTCATATGGATATTATCCATAACAATTTGACAGTATCTGAACTTATTGGTGGATGCTACGACAAGGAATCGGTAAACGATGCATTCAAAAATGCAGAAGTTGGAATTATACCTAACGATCACACCAAAGCTGAGTGTGTATTCATGAAGGGCCGCGTACACCTACATGAATTTCCTGATCTCGGGCACACTGCAATGAAAAATGTAATAGAAGAATCAAAGGCAAAAATTAATTTACCAAAATAACATCGTGACATGTCACTGTGAGCCCGCCAATGTGCGGGCTTTTTCATGCATACGGATCGTACTCCGTAATGGCCTTACCATGCTGCTGACCCGGTATATTGAGTCGTTTCGATACAGGGAACGCAAACGTCAGTAGCAGCCCATCGCCTTTACCCGGAGATCTACCTAAGCGTTCTTTGATGTCTTCTTTCGGCTCTATGACTATTTTACCGTCAACCCTAACTTTGTACTCCGCAGCCGATAGGTCATCTGCTGTTTCCTGATCATCCAGCGCGCCGCCTAATTTCAACCAAGTTTTGCAGCTATTGAACATCTCGCCGCGCTTATTCAGCATCTGCGGATCGCTACTGCCGCCGCCGAACGGCACTAACGTCCACGCTCTACCCCAGCCATCACCGATTGATTTAAGGCCTGTGCCGTAACCAAAGTCGATGAACACCGCATCAGCCTTATACTCATCCTCATAATCTGCAACACGCTTAGCCATAATCAGATCGTCGGTAGTCTTTGCTCCAGTCCATAGAACTTTGCTGTGTAGTCCCTGCCGCAAGTAAATCACCGCGTCATCAACGCCGGAGTATGCAGGGTCAACACCGATTATTACTGGTGCATGAGCCACTTGCGCAGCGGTAACCACACGCTTCATCGCGGCCTCAGTGAGCCCTGAAGGGATAAATTGCAGCTCTGATGCATCAGGGAATATCCCGCGCACACGAACCTTCACGAAGTCGCTGTCCTCGCCGTAGTCATCCACCCACTTTTGTAACTGCTCTTTGTTCGTGCCTTCAACTGTTCGGCTGTCGATCTGCGCAGTCTTCCAACGGTGCTTATACTTGCGGAAACATTCACGAAAACGGCCAGTGTTTCGCGTCGGGTTACCGAACGCGACCCAGATAATTTCGGTGTCTTCGTCGGTCAGCGCTCCCTCGGCAACCTCCCACACCAGATCGGCAATGTTGGAAGCTTCATCGAATATCAGAATGATGCGCTTACGCTCGTTGTGCAGGCCAGCAAATGCCTCTGTGTTGTGCTCAGACCACGGGATAGCATCAGCGCGCCAGCGCTTATCATGTTCTTTCTCTGTGCTATACATGGCCGTTGCTGTGGTAGAAAACCAGTCTTTGGTAATTGCCAAGCTCGACCACTTAATGATTTCAGGCCATGTCTTTGTGCGTAACTGGTTGTCAGTGTTGGCGGTCACCACCACTTTGCAATCTTCGCATGTGGCCATACCCCAGTTGATAAGCATCGATATGAATGCAGATTTACCGATACCGTGGCCTGATGCCCGCGCAAGCATGATTGGCTGATGTCTAGTCTTTGGGTTTCGTAGGTGCTTTCCTATTTCTTCGAATGCTTCTGCCTGCCACTTGCGGGGGCCGGTAGCGTGAGCCAGTTCGGTTCCTTCTTCGCCCCATGGAAATGCATACAGCGCATAGCCCAGAGGATCGTGCGTAAAGCTGGCTATATCGTCGATAAGCTCCAACTCAACATCATGGTTATCACTCATCGTTACCGCCTCGCCCTTGCGCGCGCTTGCGTGCCGCCGCCATGCGGTTGGCAATACTAACGTTCACGTTAACCTCAAGCCGTTCTTTGAACGCATTGACGTCGACGTGCTTGCCGATTAGCTCGAGGTTCTTCACCTTGTCAGGCCATTTTATTTTTTTGAGGATAGTCTCTATCGAATCCTCGTTCATATTCATAATGGTTGATGAAAGATCGAACCCACTTAGCGTGGTACGCCATATCTTAGGCCAATCGCGGATCGGCTTAAGGGTGCCATCGTCGTTCAAGATATCCAGTACATCCATCTGATCGATTTCCACCAGCCGCATGAGCACGTAATCAGCGCTGACACGCAGACGTTTATTGCGTTCGGTCATCAATTCAGCAATTCGTTTTTGGATACGTTCGTCTTTCATCATACGGCTAGCAGCGTTGTCTGGTGATGCATAGCCAGCACGCTTCGCGGCCTCTGCCTGATTGTCAGGCGTCTTCACGTACTCCTGACAATACCGCTCCGCCATATCTGTAATCGGTCTAAATTGAGTAGATTTACGTTTTACCATAGCGACAATAATTACCATTAAAGTAAAAGTTACCATTACGGTAATACTACCATGCAAAACAAAGCCGCCATAGTCGGCGGCTATCGTTGTTATGTTGCATGTCGTGACATGTCACTGCGTATTTATTTTTAATTCGTGCCACCCGTGATTAACCCAGCACTTATACTCTTCTGACAGACAGCACTCTGCCACTGGCAGCTGTTCGCCGCATCTCCCACACTTACGCTTACTCAGGTCTTCAATCTTTTTGCGTAACTCGCCGTCGTCTTTACGTATGAGCAACTGAAGATATTCAACAACATCATATGGCTCTCGACCAGGGCGACGCAGTGCGCAGTTACGCTGCAACATATCCAGCTCTTGGATATCTAACAGCAGCTCAAACTTTTTTACACCAGCATTACGCTGGCGTTCTCGTTGTGCCGCCTTACGCTCTGCCGCTGTTTTCGCCATCTATTTCTGCTCCTGTGCTGCTAAATGCTCTGCTACAGCTGCATTGAGTTGTGAAATAATCTTTTCGCTAGTGACTCTGCGCCAGTATCCACGCGGTGTGTGGTATCCACATACATAGCCGTTTTGCTTCTGTATATGCCACCGTTCCCAATGCCCTCTTAACGCTTGGCGATATTTGGTATGACCAACCTCAACGGCATGAAGGGTGACGCGGGCAGGTTCACTTCCCACAATCGCAGAGATTCCAACAGTGGCCTTCATTATTCGCTCTCCTGTGCAGGGGCGGCGATAAAAGAAACTTTTTTCCCGCATGATGGACAATATTTCAGGCCATTTTCATTTGGGCCATCATCAAAGAATGTCCAAGTTAAACCGCAATCACCAAGCCACATACCTTCACTATCACTTATCCAAGCGCATGATTCTGGAGACTTATCCAACTTGTAAGGCTCGCTTACAGGTTGCTCAAGATGTGGATGAGCTGCTGTTGCCGCTTTTGATAACGCTCTGCTTATTCTTTCTCGTAGCTGCTGCGCACTGTGATATTCAAGCGCAACGTCACGCAGTTCGTTCACAAGCTCGCGGTAAACATGTGGGTCTAATTGAACGGTCTGCTGTTCTGGTATTACGGGTTGTGCGGGTGCTGCCATGTCACCGTTATTTTCGGCAACTTCAATGCATAACACCGGAACGCCGTTGCTATCGCTTGTGCCGACGATTTCACCGAATAGGCGATGACCAATATTATCTGAGCCAGTATCAATCGAAACTTTCATGCCAATTAATTCTGGCTGTTTAGGTAATACCGGTGCTGCAAATAACTTGATCTCGCCATCCGGAAAACTTGAAACGTCGTAGCGGATGAATTGATCCCGTTGGAGGATGCCACCTTTACTCCAACATGATGCTACGGGATTCTTAGCTGCTTGCTCGTATGCCAGAATCCGTCTAGCCATCAACTCTGCTTCTTCAGCGGGAATCATGACATTTGCACCATTCCCGTACTTTTCACGCCATGTAGCGATAGTTTTTAAACGCTCAGTTGTTAACTTAGTCATGTTTTATGTCCCAGCAGATTTGAGTTTTATATGTACTTTTCACGCGCTGAACCTTTCCGGCCTTTTCCAATTTTTTTAATCGACGCAATACTGCTGGCGTTTCGATTTTCTTATCAAAGTCTCGGAGCCAGTTCGTAACAACGTAGGTCATGCATCGACCGTGTGATTTCAGGACTTGAATAATTTTGTCATCGCTAATATCGGATAGGCCTTTGCCGCTATTAGTCATTGTTCTGCTCCTTACCTCTACGTGCGCGTGGATATTCTGGCTTTGGATCATGCTTTGGTTTAGCGACAGCGTTCTTTATGGCCTTACGCCAGTTCTTGGAATTGTTCAGAACAACAACACCGCCGTTATCGTCAAAGTACCCATCTGGAGCAGGGGAGGATAAAGACTCAATCACATCGCATGGCACGGCTATATTGCAGTCACCATCGTTGTAATAATCAGGACGCTCCGTCACCTGTTGCTCGGTATACCGTCCGGCTGCGTGCAAGCGAAGTGCATAGCCAGAATTATTTGGACGAAAGAACTCGATGAAGTTTTTCTCTCTAGTGCAGTGATGAACGCTCAAAATGAAGTACTCGCACTCTTTAGCGTTACTGGTCATTGCTCTGCTCCTCTGGCGCGCGCTTTAAACGCAGTGTTACCGGTCCGTCTCTGAAATCACCGTCCACAATCCCATCTAATTCTTTGATTTCATGACGAGTGAGATTGTGCATTTTCGCGATGATGTAATTACCCTTGAGAACGCCTACACCAGCCGCGCGGCAAGATGTCGAGCCATAGCTATAACCATGATCATCAAGCCATTTCTGGCACGCGTACCACGCCTGAAAATCGCCTTTTTCGTTAGACGTAATCTTGAATATCTGTGGCTCTTTGCTGTTACTGTGCATCATTAATCCCCTTGCGGAGCTCGGCGGCGAAATCATCAAACATTTCCGCTGTCGTATCTAAGAAACACGCTCTGTCGTGATGGCCTAATCCGCGAGCGCATTTTGCTCGACTTCTGAAATGCTCAGCTCCAGACTCAACACCTTTTGCCATCGTCTCTCTGGTGAATGCGTCGGTGGCTGGGGTTTCAATGTCAGGCTTGACAAAGACTGGCCAGCAATCAGTTCCATCGCTATTTTTGTGACCTGCCGAGTCATGAACATCAAGGTATTCGCCGCACGGAAGAGGGTCTTCCCATGTCGAGGGAATGGCATGCCAAGATAAATATGCCTGTGGTTTTTCGAATGCCAATTTAAACGCCACATTCTCAGCCGCTAGAGCATCACGCTGCTGAACTACTGATTCGTAATCATTTTCACTTTGCATATTTAACCTTCATAGCTTATTGAAATAATTGATTTAATTAGTTACTCAGAATTCTTCTACTTCCCACCCGCCGCCTGCTTTTTTAGCTTTTGGTTTCACTGCAATAAACCTGAATGGATACTGCTCTGCGGCAACCTTGATCTTCACTCTGGCGTCATCAGTCCAAAATCCTTTCACTTCGTGCATTTCCATCTCTCCAGTGATCAACATCACTGCGAAATCAGGCGTGTAGAACGTGTTATCAGCCAGACGTAGCTTCACCCCTTCGAACCGGTACCAGACGATCTCCCCAACTCGCTTTCGTAGCTCAAGAAGCTGGCAATACTCGGACTCGGTTTTATTCATCTGACCTGTCTTGAGTCGGCCTAGTGCTTGAAGTGACCTCTTCATAATTCACCTTAATGGTAATAATTACCTTACAGGTAATAATTGTCAATATAAAAAATGCGCGGCTGCGCTGTTACTTACCGATTGATTTCTACTCGCTATTGTTACGAACCCGAATGATGTGTCGAGCAAGCTTCTGCTGCCACTGATATTGGTTAAGTTCGATGCCTTCGTACTTCCAAAAGTCGATGAATGATGCAAGTTCCGTTTTTCTTACACCATTTTCAACAGGTGTCCCCCAGTCTTTCGATTGCTCTACAAAATCCGGATCTGGTTTCCAGTCCAAGTGCATCAAAAAGTTATCCACAGGATTTTTCGCGCGCGCGTTATGAGTGGGGTTTATATGGGGTTTAATATCTTCTCTTCTCTTCTCTTCTCTAGTCCTCTTTTTGTCCGCTTCTGGTGCGGACATTTTGCGGACGTTTCTCTTCCTGTCTGCGTCCTGTGCACGTCGCTTGGCTGACTGCCCGTTATGGGCTTCAAACCGCGGCATTACTAGGCTTTCGCCATCTTCTTCAAGCCAACCAACGGCCATCATTGCCCTTGCGAATCCTGGGAATCCGATCAGGTCATCGAGTGTTTCTGGACTATAACCATCAAGGTAACCGTCAACAGAGTGGACATCAAAAAGACACCATGCGGAATGTAGTCCGCCAACTATCCGTAATCTGTCCGCTTTCAATGCGGACGCCATGCGGACAACTTTAGGATGTGTGTGCAAATCAGCACGCATCTTGATCCAGTCACCGGCCATCAGATTACCTCCGGCTTAGTGCCTTTTTGTAAAAGCTTTAGAATGGTAGGCATTGTTGGCCTCCCCCTTGCTCGATCTTCAACCCATGCTGATATTTGTTCTGGTAACTGGCCCAATGGACGCGACGGATAATCGATGCCTGTTCGTCAGTCATGCAGGGTTCACGAGAGATTCCTGTGATGTGATGATTACGGATATATTTACCCATCTTGAATAGGGCTACGCAGATAGGACAGTGATCCTTTGTATCCATTCCACTGCTCTGACCATGCCAGAATATATTTCCCTGCCAAGCTGCGCAGTCTCGGCACATTGGAGCGTCACAGGTGTGAATTTTACGAGGCATTCCTGTCATCATCCCGTTAATATCTTCATCAGCGTCATAGCCAATCACCCCATCGCACAACAGGGTTGCAGGTGCGCCACAGAACATGCAGCTTTGCTTTTTCATGCAGCCCCCTCCTGCGCTGCCCTTAGCAGTTCAGAAACCTCATTTCGGTACCGGTTTGCACTCTCTAAAGCACACTGCACGCAGGTTCCGTTAAGAACATAGCGTTCGGCTTTATGCCCACTCCGGCATTCTTTCCCTGTGTAGAATTTTTTCAGGCCTGACTTAGCGGCCTCCGCCCGGGTAATTATTTTCACGCCCCCCCCTAATTATTGCTATTGTTATTGGTTATTTTGCATGAGAACACAGAAAGATCAACCGTAAATGAATTTTTATTACCTTACACATAAAACTCAATAAAAAAGGCCGCACAATGGCGGCCTCGTTTAGTTACTTACTGCTCGTTAATCGTAGAAGAACTCAGCTAACTGGGCTTTATTGCTAATCCAGTTACGAGACTTACATGCTTTAAATAGCCCATCCATCAATCTCTTACCGGGCATTTTCCGCTTTCCGGTTAAATGCGTTTGAATATAGTGGCTAGTTGTTCCTGCCTCCATAGCAAATTCTTCTCGCTCTTCAGGCGCTAGGCCTAGCCAATTTTTTTTGAAGTTGAAAACCATATGATTCTGCCCTGCTGCTACTCATGTCTCATAATAATTACCTGAAGGGTAGCATAAATCAACAATTATTACCTAGTAGGTGCATTTACCAATAGGGTAACATTGCTTTAAATTGAAGCTATTAACGGATCATCTAAAGGCAATAATTACCCTCAATGAAAAGCATTAATGACATCCGACGTGATAATTTGCGTGACATCATCGACCGCGACTTCAATAAAACGCAGTCACGTCTTGCCGAGCGTTTGGAATGTCAGCCTAACCTAGTTAGCCGCTGGGTGAAGGGTGTTAAGACGATCGGTGATTCTGTTGCGCGTAAAATAGAGAAGGCCGCGAACAAGCCAACATTCTGGCTCGATGTAGACCATTACTTAACAATGGTTGCCGGAGTTGAGCAGGAAGAAGAGCACAGCGAGATCGGCATAGTGGTTGCGAGTAACCTGCAGCGTTGGATGGAAAGCAATCGTGCTTTTTCGTCTCAGCATAAAGTCGCTGAAGCCGCTGGAGTCAGTCAGGCCACAATCAATAGATTACTGCGTAACGAAGCCAGTATTACATTGAATAATCTGGCAGCTATCGCTGCTGTGTTTGGGCGAAGAGCATATGAGCTTATCGTTCCTCCTGGTGATACTGGCATGATTAAATATGACCACTCCCGCTACGCTTTGTTACCTGAAACAGAGAAAGCAAAGATAGAATCTTTCATTGACTTCATCCTTGCGCAAAACGACAAATAAAACTAATTAACTCATACAGTTAAACAACAAAGCCCACCATTGCGTGGGCTTTTTCATACCCATGATTATTACCTGTTGGGTAATTTTTTATTGTCATAACTATTGACAACAAATCATATAAGCATAATTATTACCTCACTGGTAAACATTGAGGGATACAACATGCAGTGGAAATTCAGCGACGGTTTCTACCTAGTCACAATCTGCGGCCTCATGAGCTGGAAATTCACCAGCCTACACGATGGTTTCGCGTGGGCTTTTATCACCAAAGAGGCTCGTGATGTAGCCGATGAATTGGATGGGGTGCAGCAATGAGTAAGTCAACGATTGTTGAGCTAAACAGAATCATCAGCGGCTTTAACGAGCAGACCTGCGAATTAGTGCTTCAGCAGGCTGAGGCTTGGGACAAAGAAACAAAGCAATATCACATCATCAAAGCATTAAGCCACCTATCTGGTCTCTCTCGTGAGGCATTAGAACTGGGCTTGGAACACCAAGATAACCCTGAAAATTTAGCAAAGGCATTGTTTGACGTTCTTTATGCATCTAGCCAATTCCAGACAGCCATTGAACTTAAACATCAGGAGGCGGCATGAATAGCCAACAAGCCCAGCGCCACGGAATTTATTTAGATATTCCAAATCATGACTACCACGCGGGCCTCGGTGTCAGTAAATCACAGCTCGACATGGTTGCTATGAGCCCTGCCCTGCTTAAGTGGCAGAAGTCAGCTCCAGTCGATACGGAGAAGCTAAAGGCTTTGGATATGGGTAGTGCTCTTCACTGCCTACTATTGGAGCCAGATGAATTCGATAAACGCTTCATCGTGGCGCCGCAGTTCAACCGCCGAACTAATCAAGGGAAAGAAGATGAAGCGGCATTCTTGCGTGATGTAGCAAGCATGGAAATGACAGTGATGGATGCGGAGCAAGGAAGAAAGCTGAAGCTAATGCGTGATAGCGCCATGGCTCACCCCGCAGCACGTTGGTTACTAGAGGCTGACGGCCATGCGGAAGCCTCATTTTATTGGACTGATGAAGAAACCGGTGAACTGTGCCGTATTCGCCCTGACCGATATTTGGTGAACCATCCAGTCATCGTCGATGTGAAAAAGGTTGCGGACATGGACCGTTTTGCTCGCCACGTCGAAGAGTTTCGCTATCACGTCCAAGACGCTATGTACCGAGAAGGATTCAAACAAGTAACAGACGAAGCACCGGGATTCTTTTTCCTAGCTGTAAGCGAAACCATCGACTGTGGACGCTATCCGGTTCGGGTATTTGAGCTTGACGCCGAGGATGTTGATACGGGGCATTCTCTTTTTCGCCGAGATTTAAACACCTATCACCAGTGCCGATCGACAGATGATTGGGGCGGAGTGGAAACCATCAAACGCCCAGCGTGGGCACGTAAACAGGATATGTACTTATGAGCAACGATATTACAACCATGAACGCCCCAGTAAATACGGCAATCGCTGGTACCGCATCCACAATTTTTAGCCCTGAAGGGCTGAATCAGTTGATGAAATTTGCCGAGGTAATGTCTCAAAGCCGTGTGACTGTTCCAGCTCATCTGGCTGGAAAGCCAGCAGATTGCATGGCCGTTGCGATGCAGGCAGCGCAGTGGGGAATGAATCCCTTCGCTGTGGCGCAAAAAACACACGTTGTCAGCGGTACGCTGGGTTACGAAGCGCAGCTGGTAAACGCAGTTATCAACACTATGTCACCAACAAAGGATCGCATTAACTACGAGTGGTTTGGCCCATGGGAAGGCGTGATCGGCAAATTCGTTGAGAAAACATCGAAGAGTGGAAATAAGTACATGGCGCCTGACTGGACGCTCAATGATGAAAAGGGGTGTGGTGTTCGAGTTTGGGCAACGATGAAAGGTGAGGATCAACCTCGCGTGCTTGAGTTGCTTCTCTCACAGGCACAGGTTCGCAATTCAACATTATGGGCAAGTGACCCTAAGCAACAGCTCGCATATCTGGCGGTTAAGCGCTGGTCACGACTTCACTGCCCAGACGTAATCATGGGTGTCTATACGCCTGATGAATTGGAAAACACTCCACATGTTGAGCGCGATATTACGCCACCGGCGAATACAGCTAGTGGGATCAATAGCATCATCAATGCAAAGCCAGAACAAAATCAGGAAGAGCGCCAGCATACCACTCGTCCAAAAGACGAACGAACTCCTGACGAATTACTGGCGGCATTTACAGAATATGCGAGTAGTGCCCGTTCAGTTAATGAACTTGACGATGCTTACACGGCTGTCGCTAAGCGACTATCAAACACTCCTGAATTATTAGATTTAGCCACAGATGTTTACAACATCCGCAAAGAAGAAATGACTGAAGTTCCAATGTAATCACCTGCGCGGCGCTGCGGCGCCGCAAGCAACAAAGATAAGAGAGGAAATTATGGAAGCTGCAATTAGCAAAGAACAATTAATCGAAAAAACATCACTTTCAATGTCAACAATCGACCGACTAGAGAAGCTTGGCGAATTCCCAAAACGCTTTTACATCACCGATCGGCGTGCTGTCTGGAATGCTGATGAAGTAGAAGCTTGGCTAGACGTTAGACAGATTAAGAGCCCAGAAGTGTTCACTGGTAAGAAACCACCTGTGGAAAAGCGTAAATACCGTCGTACAGGAGCGGCAGCTGGTATCGCGGCATGACAGGCGCCATCCGTAAGCATTTCAACAAACATGCTGACTGGTATCTGTTTCTTGGAGCAATAGCCGCTTGGCTTTATCTGCTGGCGGCAATTCTCACCAATGATGGTTGGATAAAGTGAAAAAATATAAGCTTATTTATGCTGATCCACCGTGGCCATACGGCAATACCGCAAGCAATGGCGCGGCAGAGGATCATTACTCAACGATGAAAATGATCGACATCAAACGACTGCCTGTATGGGATATTGCAGACGAAAACTCAGTACTCGCTATGTGGTATACCGGAACGCATAATCAGGAGGCTATCGAACTAGCGGAGGCGTGGGGTTTTAATGTTCGCACCATGAAAGGATTTACGTGGGTGAAGTTTAATCAGTTGGCCGAGCGGCATATCAACAAGGCGTTGACTGCTGGTGAGATAGAGGACTTTTACGATCTTCTGGATTTGCTTAATACCCAAACTCGGATGAATGGCGGTAACTATACCAGAGCTAATACGGAGGATGTACTTATCGCAGTGCGTGGTTCTGGCCTCGAGAGGTTATCCGCTGGGATCAAGCAGGTTGTCTACAGTCCTCTCGGCGCGCATAGCGAAAAACCGTGGGAAGTGCGCCACCGGCTGGAACTACTTTACGGTGATGTGCCTCGCATCGAGTTATTCAGCCGCAGCGCGGCACAAGGTTGGGACCATTGGGGGAATCAGTGCGCCACCGCCGCGGTTGAATTACTGCCCGGCTGCGCCATCGATGTAGTGAAAACAGAGGCAGCATAATCATGATTATCTCAAAAACAAGAAAGGTATGGTTTTCGCCAGAAAGAGGAAGGTCATTCTTAACACGCAGAGCCGCGATAAGAGCAGAGGCTAAGGCCAAAATATTAAAGCGATATCCAACTGAAAAACCTGAGTATGATGAAAATGGGTTTTGCTATTATCCCGGCTTCCACTTCCCATCAGATGAAGCAGAGAAGTACCAAAAGATGCTTCGCAGGCTAACACGTATTGTAGAAAAACATGCTGATAAATAGCCGCCGTTGGCGGCTTACTTTCCTTCCAACCACTTCTCAAATTTGACTGGGGAGAACGGTACTAAACCCGTTAACTCCCCAGAGATCCACCCACCAACCATATCTGCCCACTGCTGCAACATGTACCGGCGCTGCTGTGAGTACTCTGCTTTGTTGTAAACAGCCCTCACACCTTTCTGTTCGTGCGCCAGCGCTTTCTCTATCCAGTCAGAAGGATAGCCAGCCTCATGTAGCAGCGTGCTTGCTGTGCGGCGCAGATCGTGAACAGTAAAATGTTCTAGCTGGTGGCCAGCTGCTTTTGCATTCTCAACAGTCGTGGTAATAAGCCGGTTAAGCGCCGCATTGGAAAGCGGCTTACTCACAGAATATCTTCCTGCTAATAGATATTCACTACCACCAGCGCACATCTGCAGACCAACCATTAGATCCTGAACCTGCTTTGATAGATAAATGATATGGGCACGACTCGCTTTCATGCGTTCGGCAGGGATTATCCATGTATTGTCTTTAAAATTTACTTCCTGCCATGTGGCATTAATAAATTCAGCTTTACGCACCAGAGTAAGCAGCACCAATTTTAGCGCCATCTTCATGGTTGGCATTGTGCCGACGGTATCAAGCTGACGGTAAAAAATACCGACCTCTTCAGGAGATAAACTGCGCTCTCGTGGTTTGAATGTTGCGATTGAGCTGGCTTTGATATCTTGAGCGGGATTAATGAAGCCATACCCACGATCATTAGCATAACGGTATACGCTGCTAATTATTTCTCGCACCTGTATCGCCGTCGCGCGGCCTCCACGATCAACTATCCTATCGCACAAGTCTCGCACCATCTGCGGGTTAATCTCAGTCATCAACTTATTGCCCATAACTGGAATTATATCTTTGTCGATAACTGCCTGTTTCATACCGCGTGTACTGTCTGCGAACGTGGCATGTTTCATATAATTGACGGTAAATACCGTGAACGTTTCTGCATCTCTTGATCGCAGTCTACCGTCGCGCTTCTCCGCAGCTGGCGACCTACCTGCATTTACCAGCTTTTTAGCTTCTATCAGTTCTTCACGAGCTTCTGCTAGGCTTATACCGTCACGGCCATACTTGCCGATGGTCAGGGTTTCTCGTCGTCCATTAACCCGATAGTCATATCTAAACGAGACAGTGCCTCCTGGTGAAACAGCAACATAGAGGCCATCACGATCGGTGACTTTATAGAGTTTTTCCTGAGGCTTTAGGTTCTTCAGTTTAGTATCGGTGAGCAT